AAATGGTATCTCACTCCATTTACAACAAATCATTGAAACCGAAGGTAAAGAGCGATCTCTGACCGTAGAAGAAAAACAAACCATCATCGATAATGCAACTGTTGCATATGGTAATTTCTTAGATGCATTAGGTGTTGATTGGCGTAATGATCCTAACTCATCTGATACACCAAGACGTGTTGCTAAAGCATACGTTAATGATCTATGGAAAGGTCGTTACGAAGTATTAGGCGAAGTTACAGCATTCCCATCAGACGGATATAATGGTATTGTGATGGAACGTGATATTCCAATCGTTTCGATGTGTTCGCATCACCACCAAACAATCCAAGGTAGATGTCATATCGCCTATGTACCAGGTCCTCAAACTAAAGTAATCGGTTTATCAAAATTAAATCGTGTAGTTGAACATTTCTCACGTAGAGGTGCTATTCAAGAACAATTAACAATGGCTATTCATAATGCTATGGATAAATTAATTGAAGGTAACGAAGGTATTATGGTAATGATTCACGCAACACACAACTGTGTATCATGTCGTGGAGTTAAACACCAAGGTGCTTCAATGATGACGAGCGAAATATCAGGTGTATTTGCTGATCATGCTAAAACAGCTAAACAAGAAGTATTAGAAATGTTAAAATTCAATCTATAAACACACATTTAATAAGTTATGGAAAACACAGAACAAACTTGGCAAGACCAAATCATCGCAGATCAAATTAAAAAAGATCGTTTATACTTCGTATCTGAGGTAGAGAAATTTAACCAATTATTTGGTAAATTAAATAATAAAATACCTACCATTCCAGAAAAAATGGAACGTGATTTTATCTATAATTTTATTTTAGAGGAATTAGATGAATACAAAGTAGCAGCTGAAGACGGAGATATTGTAGAGGTATTAGATGCATTCTGTGATATTATGTACGTACTATCTGCTGGTATTATGGCATTTGGTTTGAAAGATAAATTCTTAGCCGCATATAATGAAGTACAGGAATCGAATCTATCTAAATCATGTGCTACAGAGGAAGAAGCTGATGCAACTGCTAAATTTAGAACAGCAGCATCGGGCCGTCCATGTCATTTTGAAAAACGTGGTGATAAGTTCGTAGTTTATCGTTCAGAAGATCGTAAAGTACAGAAATCACTATCATATTTTGCTCCTAATTTAAGACAATTTTTCACTGAAGACGAATTGAAAAATGCAAAACGATAAAATATTTATCCAAATTGCTTCTTACCGGGATCCTCAATTGCTGCCAACAATTGAGGATTGCCTTAACAATGCATCCCACCCAAAAAATTTAGTATTTGGGATTGCCCATCAATTTAGTAATGAAGATGGATTTTCTAATGATATAGATAAATATCGTATGGATTCTAGATTTAAGATTATAGATATCCCATACAATGAAGCTAAAGGAGCATGTTGGGCTAGAAATAAAATTCAACAATTATATGATGGAGAAGAATATACATTTCAATTAGATTCACATCACCGATTTATTAAAAATTGGGATACAGAATTAATTGAGATGATTAAACATCTTCAAAGTAAAGGACATAAAAAACCATTATTAACATCATATATATCTTCTTTTAACCCAGAAAATGATCCGGAAGAAAGAGGAAAAGAACCATGGTGGATGACTTTTGATCGATTTATCCCTGAAGGTGCTATTTTCTTCCTTCCAGCTGGAATCCCAAACTGGGAGACATTGATTGAACCCATTCCCTCTAGATTCTATTCAGCTCACTTCTGTTTTACATTAGGTCAATTTGCTAAAGAAGTCCAACATGATCCTAATATGTATTTCCATGGTGAAGAAATTTCAATTGCTGTTAGAGCTTTTACTCATGGGTATGATTTATTCCATCCCCACAAAATTGTAGCATGGCATGAATATACTCGTAATGGAAGAGTTAAACATTGGGATGACGATCCAGATTGGGGGGATAAAAATAGCACTTCTCATGCTAGAAATAGAGCATTGTTTGGAATGGATGGTGAGTGTTCTCCATGTATGAGAGATAGTTTAGGATCATATTGGTTTGGAACCGAAAGAACACTACAGGATTATGAGCGATATGCTGGTATTTCATTTAAAAAACGATCAGCTCAACAATATACTTTAGATAATAAATTTGCTCCTAACCCAATCATTGAAGATTTAATTGAATATGAAAATTCATTTTCCAGAATATTTAAACACTGTATCGATATTAATTCAGATTTAGTGCCTGAAAATGATTATGATTTTTGGGTTGTAGCTTTTGAAAATAGTAACGGTGAAACTATATTTAGAGAAGATTTAAATGAAGATCAAGTTAAAAGTATAACAAACATAACAGATCAATTTTATAAAATTTGGAAAGAATTTCAATGTGTTGAACAACCAGTTAAATGGGTTGTGTGGCCACATTCAAAAACTAAAGATTGGTGTGATAAAATAGAAGGTAAATTATAAAATATTATGGATTTAACATTAGAAAGAATGTATCATGTTGGTCAACCTCGCCCTCTTAAAGGACAAGGATTTGGGGGCATATATGAAAATGGATATTATATTAATTATTTACATGGGTTAGATTTCTTTTGTAGAAAACATATTCAAAAAAATACTAAAGTATTAGAATTAGGATGTTTTTATGGAGCATCATCAGAGTTATTTAGAGAATATTCTGATTTTGTAACTAGCGTTGATTTAGTATTACATAAAGAAATGGAAGAAGTAATCAACAGATGTGGAATTAATTTTATTAAGTCTGATTCAATTGAGTTTTTAGAAAATATAAACATTGGAGAATATGATGTTATTTATATTGATACTACTCATGATTTTGGCCGAACAAAAAATGAAATCTTATCTAGCTATAATAAAATGGTAAATGGTCAGATTATTTCTGGTCATAATTATAACTCTCATGGAGTATATAATGCTGTTATGGATGTGTTTGAATACCCTGATATAGAAATATATTTAGATAGTTCATGGGCAATTGAAAAAACAGATAAATTAAAATTAAAATCAAACGTTTCTTATACAAATAATTTTTCTTCTGGGATTCCATATAAAGATAATTTTTCTAGTGAAGATACACCTTGTTTTGTAAAAAATTACCATCAAAATGAAGACGCAAATTTTTATATTTATGAAAAATGTTATATTTCTGATGTAATAAGAAAAAATCAAATTTGGGAACCTTTTATGCATGATGTATTTGAAAAATATATAACTAAAGATTCTGTTGTTATTGAAGGAGGTTGTCATATTGGAACCCATAGTGTAAAATTATCAAAATTATCAAAAAAGTTATATTGTTTTGAACCATTACCTTCATCTAATGAATTGTTAAAAAAGAATTTACAGTTAAATAATTGTAATAATGTTGATGTTTTTAATTGTGGATTGTCCGATAATTTTGAAATTGCAGATTTTGGATGGATCCAATCAAACAACCCAGGAGCATCATTTTTAAATAATAATCCTATGGGGCTACCAGACAATTCACACAATTATAATCAAAATTCAAAAGTAAATTTAATAACAATTAATTCATTAAATCTTGATAAACTTGATTTTATTAAATTAGATGTAGAGGGTTATGAACCTAAAGTGATTAATGGAGGAATAAATACAATAAAAAAATTAAAACCAATTATAATATTAGAATGTTGGTCAAATCATAATAGTGGAGCTGATCCTATACATACTGAAGAAACATTTAGTATTTTATTTGAAATTGGTTATAGAATGGAAAGAATAAGTCATTCTGACTGGTTATTTATCCCCGAAGCGAAATGAAAAAAACATTATTAGGATTATCAAATAATATAACTACTAATAAACAAAAAATAAAAGTTTGGTCGGAAAGTTTTAGAAAATATTCTGATGGTAATGTTGTTTTAATTGCGGCTAATGCAAATGAACAAGATATCAAAACATGTGAAGAATTAAATATTAAATATTATCAAGTAACAGTCGATGATACTTGGTATATTAATCATAAACGATTAGAACATACTCGAGACTTTATTCAACAATCAGATGGAGATTTATTTTTAATTACTGATGTGTTTGATGTTGTATTCCAAAATGATCCATTTTTAAAATTTGATTTAAATTATGATTTATTTTTTACTGGAGAAGGTATATTAATATCTGAAGAACCATGGAATGCAGATGTAATTAATAAAGTATTTCCTGGGGAACTTAATATTTGTATAAATAATGAAATTATATGTAGTGGAGTTATTGGAGGTAAAAAAGATCAGTTAGTAGATTTATACACTCAAATGTTTGATAAATGTGAATCCGGTACTAATGATCATAATATTAAAGATCAAGCAGCATTAATTTTATTATTAGCAAATAATAAATTAAATAATTATAAAATACTTAATTTAAATGATGCTTGGGCAATGCATTGTGCCACTTCAGGCCCTACTCAATTTTTTGAAAGTTGGGGATTACGAAATAATATTGAATCTCGATATAATGTGCCTAAACTAACA